ATGGGTACCCAGAACAATCCCGCCACCAACTCCGCGACGCCCGCCGACGTCGCGGCAGCCGCGCAGAAGAATGCGGCCGCCGCGGCAGGGGAAGCGTCGGCGGTCGATTCCGCCGACGGCGCCGCGGCCGACGCGGCCACCGTCACCCAGTCGCAGGACGAGAAGGGCGAGATGACCGTTGAGGACTACAAGGCTGCGCTGGCCGAGGCCCGTCGTGAGGCCGCGAAGTACCGCACCGAACGCAACGAGCTCAAGCCCCTGGCCCAGAAGGCCAAGGAGATCGAAGAGGCCGGCAAGTCCGAGCTGGAGAAGGCCCAGGAACGCATCGCTGCCCTGGAGGCGGAGAAGCGCTCTTCCGAGCAGGCTGCTCTTCGCGCCCGCCTGGCGGCCGACGCCGGAGTCCCGGCGGAGTTGATCGCCGGCGGAACCGAGGAAGAAATGACGGCCTCGGCCGCGGCCCTCAAGGCGTTCGTCGACAAGAAGCTCGCCGACGTCGGCGGACCGAAGCTGCCCGCCGTCGGCGCGGTCGGCCGCGATGGCGGCGCGACCGTCGACAAGGACGCCGTGGCTCGTCAGATCCTCGGCATCAACAAGACCATGTAAACGACTCGCCCCGACCGCGGGGCAGGAAGGAGGTACGCCGCCATGGCGACCTACACGAACGAAACCCTCACCGGCGGCGCCGGTGGCTCCGCGCTGCTGCCCCGCAGCGTCTCCAACGAGATCTGGAAGCAGGCCCTGGACACTGCCATCGTGCCGACCCTGGCCAAGGCCCACCCGGTCATCATCGGCGAGAACATCATCCCGGTGCTGACCAAGCGCCCGTCGGTGTCCATCGTCGGCGAGCTGGGCAACAAGCCCGACACCGAGCTCGAGGTCGGCGCGAAGTCCATCAAGCCGATCAAGGCCGTCGTCGGCCTGGAGTTCTCGATGGAGACCGTCGAGTCCAACCCGGCCAACATCCTCGACATGATGAGCGAGGAGCTGTCCCAGGCCCTGGCCCGCCAGATCGACCTGGCCGTTCTCCACGGCCGCCAGGCCTCCGACGGTGCCGCGCTGTCCGGCTCCCCGGAGTACATCAACCAGACGACCAACCGCGTCGAGCTCACCGCGCTCACCGGCGGCAAGCCCGACCCGGCCCTGGCCGACGCCGCCCTGTGGGACGGCTACAACCTCGTCGTCGGCGGCGACAAGCCGCACAACTTCACCGGCTTCGGCATGGACCCCCGGTTCGTGTCGCTGCTGGCCAACGCCCGCGACAAGGAGGGCCGCCGCCTCAACCCGGAAATCCCGATGGGCGGCACCGTGGCCAACTACGCCGGCCAGTCCGTCGCCGTGTCGCGCACCATCTCCGGCCAGACCGACGCGTCGAAGGACACGAAGGTCCGCGCGTTCGGCGGCGACTGGGAAGCGCTGCGTTTCGGGCGCGCGCTCGACATCAACCTCAAGCGCATCGAGTACGGCGACCCGTTCGGCAATGGTGACCTCCAGCGCCGAAACGCCGTCGCCTTCCTCTCCGAGGTCATCTTCGGCTGGGCGATCCTCGATCCGACGGCCTTCGTCGCCTACGAGGAGCCGGCCGCGACGGGCGGCTAGTCATGCGGCTCCGCAACCTTCTCACCGGCATCACCGTCCGCGTCGCCGACGCCGACGGCCGACGCCTAGCCGAATCCGGCCAGTACGAGGTCCTGGAGGCCTCGGGCGCTGAGCCGGTCAAGCCCAAGCGCACCGCCCGGAAGCGCACGACGAAGGGGGAGTAGCCGATGACCGCCGTTGAGCTGACCACCGAGCAGATCAAGGTCTTCAACCCGGACCTGCCCGACGAGCAGGCGGAAATCCTCGTGCGCGACGGCCTGGCGCTGGCGCAGAGGATCGCCCCGTGCATCACCGACGACGACTTCGAGTTCCCCGAAGCGGCCGCGGCGATCATCCGGGGCGCCGTCCTCCGATGGGCCGACTCCGGATCGGGGGCGCTGTCCTCCGAGCAGTCTTCGGCGGGACCGTTCTCGCAGACGCAGACCTACGACACGCGGCAGGCCCGCAGGTCGTTGTTCTTCCCCTCGGAGATCTCGGAGCTGCAGAAACTCTGCCGCGCCAACGTTGGCGGCGCATTCAGCATTGACACGATCGCCCACCGGCGCCGCGGCTGCACCCGCGACCCCGTCGGCTGCCCCTACCTCCTCGGATCCCTGTCCTCGCCGTGCCAGACGTGCGGAGAGGTCCTGCGGCCCGGGGTCTGGGAGGGACGATGAAGCCGTTCCCCACCGACCACTCCGTGCAGATCCGCCCGTGGGTGGAAGCCGCCGGCGAGGACATGTTCGGCCAACCCAGCTCCGGCTGGGGCGCCGACGTCGCCCTCGACGTACTCGGCTGGTCCGAACCATCGGCCACCGAGCTCGCCACCGCCGGCCACGACAACCGCATCATCTGGGACATCGACCTGTACGCCCCGGCCGGCACCATCGGCCACCGAGACCGGGTCCTCATCGGCCAGGAGCTCTACGAGGTAACCGGAATCGCCAACTACGACCACGGGCCGAAAGGCTGGCTTCGGCCCGGCCTCGACGTCGTCCGACTCAAGAAAGTGGAGGGCTAGCGATGCTCACCGTCGTCCATCTGATCGAAGACGTCCCCCGCGAGTTCGACACCGCAGCGTTCGAAATCGACGACAACGGCACCCTGATCATCCTCGATCAGCCCGCCGGGCGGGGCGTGTCCACCACCCCCCGAGTCGTCGCCGCCTTCGCCGCCGGATCGTGGGGAGCCGTCGTCCCGAAGGGCACCTGATGGCCCGCCGACTCCGAATCACCAAATGGAACCAGCCGACCTTCGAGGCGATCCGCCGATCAGCGAAGGTACAGGCCCTCGTCGACAGAGCAGCCGGCGACGTCGCCGAAGCATGCGGCAAGGGCTACGACTGGGACAGCATCCAGGGCAAAAGCCGCTACCGCGCCATCGTGTTCCCCGACACCTACCGCGCCTACCGCGACGCCCGCCGCAACAACACCATGCTCCACGTCGCAGCTCGCTACGGCATGAAGCTCACCCGCGGATTCGGAGGCTAAACCATGACCGCCACGCCCACCGCCGCACTGGCGCTGCGCTGCGTAAGAGCAGGCCTCCTCGCAACCACCGCCCCCGACACCCCCTCGGCAACCCTCGTCCCCAACCCCCGGCCCGACACCTTCATCCGCGTCGACACCACCGCCCCCATCCGCGAAACCCTCGTTTCGCGCCGGGCGCTGGTGGCGGTGCAGGTGTGGGCGCCGACCGAGGCGCGCGCCGCCATGATGGCCGAGGAACTCGCGGACGCGCTCGAATCCGCCGCCTACGAGGCGGCGCCGACGGTCTTGGGCTGGGCCCCTGGCCTGGACCCGCACTCGTGGCCGGATCCCGATGATCCCCACGCCTGTCGGTGGCAATTCACCGCGACTCTGACCCACTCCCTCGTCTGACCGGCGGGGGATTACTCATTTCTCCAGAAGGGAGGGCCACCATGGCCCGCAATAAGCAGTTCGTCCTCGTCGGTGCGCCCGACGTCAAGTCGACCGGCGGTTTCCAGATCCTCGATCTGGTTTCCGACCCGACCAACTACCCGACCGACGCCACCACGGCCATCAACGCCGCGTTCAAGCCGCGCTCCGGTGGCTATCTCGGCGAGGACGGTCTCACCAAGACCGTCGACCGCTCCACCGAGAAGATCAAGGACTGGAACGGCGACGTCGTCCTCATCGTCCAGACCGACCATTCCGTCGTCCTCAAGCTCGTCGTCATGGAGTCGGCCAACGCCCACGTCCTGAAGATGATCTACGGCGAGGACAACGTCATCATCTCCGAGGACGGCAAGAAGATCACCACGATCGACACCTCCGACGATCTCCCGCACCAGGGCCTGGACTTCAACATGGTCGGCGGCCGCGGCTCGAAGATCCGCGTCTTCGCCCCCGACACCCAGGCCACCTCCGTCGGCGACGTCTCCTTCGTCAAGTCCGATGTCATCCGCTACGAGCTGGAGCTCGAGTGCTTCGACCCGGCCGGCGACGGCAAGAAGCTGTGGCAGTTCATGGACCTCCAGGACGTCCCGGAGGACGCGCCGAAGGGCGCCGCCGCCGTGGCCGACGACACCAACGGCTGATCTCCGTCCGCGGCATACCGGCCGCGACGACCCCCAAAAGGGCCCCGAGGTACCGCAGACCGCCTCGGGGCCCGCAACACCCAGGTCTGCCCCCATTCCCGTTCCACAACCACCGAAAGGTCTGCGCATCATGGCCATGGAGAAGTTCCACTACAACACCCCGCACGGCGAAGTCGTCCTGCCCTGGCAGGAGGACCTGCCGATCAAGCTCATCCGCGCCAACCGGAAGAAGTCCCAGGACGAGCAGGTCTGGGAGTTCATCGAGTACGCCGCCGGCGAAGAAACCCTGGCCATCATCGACGAGCTCACCCTCGGCCAGTTCCAGGAGCTGGTCGAGGCCTGGTCGAAGAAGTCGGAGACCAACCTGGGGGAATCCAAGGCCTCCTAGAGGCCATGGACGACCCGGCGGTCGCCGCGGGCATCGAGCACGACCTGATGCACGCCGGCGGCCGCCTCCGCTGGATCGGCGACGGCACCGGCCGCACCACGTGGCGCGACGTCGCCGTGCTCTACAGCCTCGCCGCGCCCGGCTCCGCTCTCGCCCGCGCCACCGGCGGAGACTCCGTCTGGGGCTTGCCCGAGCAGCTCCTCGCCGGAGTCATCGACCATCTCGCCGTCATCGCGTGGCAGCGCACCGAGGACGGCTCCAAGGGCCGCAACAGGCCCAAACCCATCCCGCGGCCCGGCATCGCCGCCGACGGTGACCAAAACGAACCCGGTCAGGAAACCACCCACTACGGCGAAGCCGTCGACCTGGCCACCGTCAACGACATGTTCGCCGACATGTGGGCCGAACCGGACGCCGAAGAAGACTCGCCGTCCAGACCGGATCGCCGCGCCGCCGCAGTCGCCGAGTACGCCGCCGGCGGGGTGACCTACGCCGACCTGGCCGCCACCTACGGCGTATCGCCTTCGACCATCGGACGCTGGGTCCGTCAATCCCGCACCACTTGAGTAGAGGAGGACCCATGGCCCAGGGCAATGAAGTCGCCGTCGGCTACATCTCGATCATCCCCGACACCTCCCGCATCGCCCCCGGCGTGAAAAACGCCGTCGCGGGAATCTCCGTCGACGGCCAGACGAAAACCCTCGGCTCCAAGATCGCCAGTGGCATCGGAAAATCCCTCAAGGTCGGTGTCGCCTCGGTCGGCGCCGCCGCCGGCGGCGTCCTCGCGGCTTCCCTGACGAAGGGATTCGGCCGCCTCACCGCTATCGACGACGCGAAGGCCAAGCTGACCGGCCTCGGCAACTCCGCCGACGACGTCGCCAAGATCATGGAGAACGCCAACGCAGCCGTGAAGGGGACGGCCTTCGGGTTGGACGAGGCGGCCACCACCGCGGCCGCCGCCGTCGCAGCCAACATCGCGCCGGGCCGTGAGCTCGAGCGGACGCTGCGCATCGTCGGCGATACCGCGGCGATCGCCGGCACCTCGATGGCGGACATGGGCGCGATCTTCAATTCTGTGGCCGCGCGCGGCAAGCTGCAGGGCGACGATTTGCTCCAGCTCGTTTCCCGTGGCGTGCCCGTGCTGCAGTTCCTGGCAGAGGAAACCGGCAAGACGACCGAAGAGATCAGCGACATGGTCTCCAAGGGGCTCATCGACTTCGAAACCTTCCAGTCGGCCATGGAGAAGGGCCTGGGCGGCTCGGCTCTCGCCATGGGCAACACGTTCAAGGGTGCGTTCGCCAACATGAACGCTGCTCTGGGGCGTTTCGGCGCGAAGCTCCTGGAGCCGGTGTTCAAGGTTGCTCCGCCGATCTTCACCGCGCTGACGGGCGCTTTCGACTCGATCACCAAGTCGATCACCCCGGCGATCGATGCGCTGTCGGCGAAGATGACGCCGGCGGTCGAGGAGTTCATGGGGCGCCTGCCTCAGATGTGGGAGTCCCTGAAGTCCAACCCGGAGATCCGCGCGCAGTGGGAGAAGCTCGGCGAGCTGTTCGGGCATCTGCGTGACATCGCCTTCGAGGTCGTCCCGCCGCTGATCAGCATCGGATCGACCATCGGCGAGGCGGCCGGGAAGATTTCGCTGGCCACCTGGACGGCGCTGATCGACACCCTGAACCTGCTGGCGCCGGTCATCAAGCAGGTCGCCGAGATTCTCGCCGCCCACCCAGGGTTGGTCACCGCGTTCGTCACCGCGTGGCTCGGCGCCCGCGCCGTCGGCCAGGTCACCGCGCCCCTGCGGGGCGTGGCTGGTGCGCTGCTGAAGGTCGCTCAGGTCTTCGCCATCGCCAAGTTCGGCTCGGAGATGGCGAAGCTGGCCACCGCGACGAAGACCACGTCGCCGGCGCTGTCGTCGTTTGCGACGATGGCGTCGCGCGTGTCGAAGGCGATGAACCCGTTCGGAACGGTGCTCAAGGCCATCGTGACGCCGCTGAGGGCCGCGGGCGGGTTGATCGTCAAGATGGTGCCGAAGCTGGTGGCGTTCATCGGCCCGTGGGGTTGGATCGCCGCCGCCGTCGGCGCCGTCGTTGGTGCATTGACCTGGTTTTTCACCAAGACCGAGACCGGCCAGCGCATCTGGTCGCAGTTCATGGACCACCTTCGTGCGGCGTGGGAATGGCTCCAGGGGGTCTTCGCCCCGGTGTGGGATTCCATTCGCCAGTCGATGGAGCCGGTGTTCGAGTGGATGCGCGGCGCTTTCCAGGGCATCAAGGACCTTCTGGTCAATGGCGATTTCACGGGTGCGCTGCGTGACGCGTTCGGAATTGAGGAGGACCACCCGGCCGTCGACGGTATCCTGACCATCCGCGACGCCTTCGTCGGCCTGCGGGACCTCATCGTCGGCGGCGATTACACCGGTGCGCTTCGTGAAGCGTTCGGCTGGGAAGAGGATTCCCCGGCAGTTGGGGCCATCCTCACCATCCGCGACGCGCTGGTTGGCATCCCCGACCTGGCGCGCGGCATCCGTGATGTCCTGTTCTCCGGTGATGCCTCGAATCTCCCGTTCGGGCTCAGCGAGAACTCGCCGGTTATCTCCGTCATGCTGGCGATCCGCGACGCGGTGAACAAGGCGTGGGAGGCGCTGAAGAACCTCCGCCCGGTCTTCGAGCAGATCGGCCAGACCGTCGGCGGCGCCGTCCTCGGCGTCCTCGAGTCCCTCGGCGGAGCGCTCAAGACCGCCGGAGAGGCGATCTGGGGCGTGATCAAGGCCGTCGCCCCGGTGCTGATGCCGGTGCTGAAGGTCCTCGGCGCCATCGTCGGCGGCGTCCTGCTCGTGGCTCTCGGCGCCTTCGTCGTGGCGCTGAAGGTCATCGGCAAGGTCATCGAGTGGGTGGCGCAGGCGATTTCCATCGCCGTCGACGTCATCGCCGCCATCTTCAAGGGCCTCGTCGTCGTCGGCCAGTGGCTGGTCGCGATCATCACCACCGCGGTCATCGCCCCCATGCTCATCGCGTGGAACCTCCTTTCGGCGGCGTTCCAGTTTGCGTGGGAGTCGATCATCAAGCCCATCTGGGACGGCCTCGGCGCGGTGATGCAGTGGGTGTGGACCACGCTGATCATGCCGGTGTGGGAGGCCATGAAGGCGGGGTTCAACGTTCTCGGCACGTTCTTCGGCTGGGTGTGGACGTCGCTGATCAAGCCGGCGTGGGATGCGCTTGGTCTGGGCATCCAGTGGGTGTGGCAGACCATCATCTCGCCGGCGTGGGACGCGCTGAAGCTCGCGCTGCAGGCGGTCGGCCAGTTCTTCGGCTGGGTGTGGACCTCGCTGGTCAAGCCGGCCTGGGACGCGCTCGGCGCGGGCATCCGCTTCGTGTGGGAGTCGGTGATCCGAACCGTCTGGGATGCTCTGAAGCTCGCGCTGCAGGGACTCGGCCAGTTCTTCCAGAACATCTGGAACAACGTCATCAAGCCCGCGTGGGATGCGCTCGGCGCGGGCATCCAGTTCGTCGTCGACAACGTCGCCAAGCCGGCCTTCGAGGCGCTCAAAACGGCACTGGACGCCGTCGGCAAGTTCTTCGACAGCATCGTCGAAGGCATCAAGACGGTCTGGAACTCGCTGAAGCAGGCCCTGGCCAAGCCGATCAACTTCATGATCAACACGGTCTACAACCAGGGCATCGTCAAGGCCTGGAACGCCGTCGCGGAGAAACTGCCCGGCGTCAATGCCCTCGGCACGCTCGCGGGCATCCCCGAGCACGCCGCCGGCGGCCGCATCCGCGGACCCGGCACGGGAACCTCCGACGACGTCCTCATGTGGGGCTCCAACGGCGAGCACATGATCACCGCCGCCGAGGTACGCGCAGCAGGCGGCCACGGAGCGGTCTACATGCTCCGCGAGATGATCGCCCGCGGCATCCCCTTCACCTGGGACGGCGGACAGTTCCTCCGCGACCTGGGCCCGAAGAACATCGCCGAGGCCAATCGCCGCATGCACTTCAACGGAGATTCCTCCCTCGAGGGCATGCCCATCCCCGGCTTCGCCGAGGGCGGCCGAATCCGGCCCGCCTGGGAGATCGCACTGGAGCGAGGACACCGCTTCGCCCAGTCCATCGCGCCGGGCCCCTACGTGCTCGGCGGGAGCTCCCGCAACGGGTCGACGGACTGCTCCGGGTACATGTCCGAGATCGCCGACGTCATCCTCGGCGGCCCCGGCGGCACCCGCCAGTGGGCCACCGGCAATTTTCCCGGTACGCAAGGCGGCGCCTGGGCGCCCGGCCTGTCGCAGGGATTCTCCGTCGGCATCGTCCACGGAGGCCCCGCCGGCGGGCACACCGCCGGCACCCTGTCGGCCGCGGGCCCGTTCGGCGCCACCAACGTCGAATCCGGCGGCGGCACCGGCCAGGGCGCGACCTACGGCCCTCCGGCCGCCGGAGCGGACTCGCCGTCGCTGCCCAACAAGCACCACCTCAAGATCGGCGCCGACGGAGCATTCGAAGCAGGTGGCGGGCCGAGCCGCGAGGAGATGATCTCGGCCCTGCGCACCTGGGTCAAGGGGCTCTTCGACAAGATCCTCGAACCCATCAAGGGCGCGATCGCCTCCGTCGTCGGCACCCCGCCGCCGGAGTGGTACGCCGTCCCGCCCGACTACCTCACCTGGGGCAAGGACAAGTCCATCGACTTCTTCTTCGACCAGGTCGAGAACCTCACGTCGGGCCTGCGCACGGTCTGGGACCTCATCAAGGGCAACATCACCATGGAGGAATCCGGACTGCTGCGCGACACCGGCGGCTGGATCCCCCGCGGCCTGTCCCTGGTGCGCAACGAGACCGGCAAGCCCGAAGCCGTCCTCACCTGGGAACAGGTCGAGGTCACCCGACAGGTACTCGCCGAAGCCAACAAACTCTTCGGCACACCGACGACCGACCAGACCACCAGCGGCGGCGCCACGGCGTCGGGGGAGGAGGACAAGGGACCCATCCGCCCGGACCTCATGGGCGTCCAGATCGCCGGATCCGCGGCATCGGAGACGATCGACGAGATCGCCGGCCTGTTCGGGCTGCGCGGCGGCTGGTTCAAGCCGCCGACGCTCGTCGACGAATTCGGCCGGAAGTCCATCCAGGGCTCCACGCCGCGCACCACCGCACCGCCGTCCGCCACACCGGTCGACGACCAGCCGGGCACCGCCACCACCGCAGAACCGCCCACCGCCGACGCCACGACGCCTCCGGCCGACCCCGGCCAAGCCGCCGCGGCAACAGAACCCGTCGAAGCGCCGCCCTCGGACGCGGCCGCGCCGGGCACGGTGCAGGAGAAGGTCCAGGCGCGGTTCGCCACCCGCGGCTGGGACACCGGTGCGCAGTGGGCAGCCACCGACAACATCGTCACCCGGGAATCCAACTGGAACCCCACGGCCGTCAACCCGTCCAGCGGCGCGTTCGGCCTTTTCCAGTTCCTGGGCGCGACCCAGCAGAAGTACCTGCCCGACAAGAATCCCGACCCCTCCGTCCAGGGCGACGCCGGCCGGAACTACATCTCCGACCGGTACGACACCCCGGTCAAGGCGTGGGAATTCTGGCAGGCCAACGGTTGGTACGACAAGGGCGGCGTCGCCAAGGGCGTCGGCATGATGGCCAAGGACACCATCAAGCCCGAGCGCGTCCTCTCGCCGCAGATGACGCTCGCCTTCGACGAGCTCATCGGAATGCTGCCGGCCCTGATCTCCCGCGACTCCGTCGTCTCCCTGGCCCAGGCAGGCGGCGGCGCCGTCGGCGCGGGCGCCGCAACGGCGGGAACCGCGGCTCTCGCCGCCGGCGCCTCGGCCATCGTCCCCGTAGTCGGCCCGATGATCTCCGCCATCGCCCCCACCGTCGCGTCCGCCGCAGGAAACGCGGCCTCCACCGTCGCCGGCGTCGTCGCGGGCCAAGCCCACGACATGGCCAGCGACTTCATCGGCGGCTGGACCAGCGGAGGAGAACCCAAAACCGGTGGTGGCGGCGACAACATCACCATCAACATCAACGGGGGCAACGACCCCCAGGCCATCGCCGCCGAAGTCCAGCGCGTCCTGCGCAACCCGCGCCGGGCGTCCGCTGGCCGGACGGTCTAGTCGAAAGGAGTCCTCGTGGTTCTTCGGAGTGATCTGGCGGTGGTGTGGGTCGGCGTGGATGAGTCGGAGTGGTTCATCCATGGGCATTTGGCCGGTCGGCGCCGTGGCGAGCAGGGCGTGATCCTGCAGAAGGCGACGGGGCTGCTTGGCCCGCCGTCGAAGCTGCGGCGCCGCGCGGGAGCGCGGCAGGACGGGTCGACGGCGGGCACCCGCAAGGTCGACGAGCGCATAGTCGATCTGGATCTGATCATCCGTCCGGCGCGCGGACGGTCGCTCGATGATGTGGCCGAGGCGTGGGAGCGGTCCTGGGACTTCGAGAAACCGGGCCGGTTGAAGCTCATCACGCGCCGCGGTGTCCGGTGGTTGGGTCTCCACCTGGATCGAGAACAGAAGCCGGACCTGGAGGTCGACCCGCACCGTCGCAAAGTGCTTCTGTCGTCGTTGACGGCGGTGGCCCCGGATCCGTTCGCTCATTCCGAGCCGTGGGTGCGCGACATCACCGTCCCCGCTGGCGGCGAGGCGACGGTGCTCGTCGAGAACCCGGCGACGGCGCCGACGTTTCCCCGGTTCTACTGCCCGCCGGGCCTGTGGCAGTTCCCTGACGGCGTCACCGGAGACAGCGTCCCGCTGGGCCGTGCCGACGCGAGCTTTCGCGTCGACACCAACCCGGCCGGCGAGACGGTTCGCGTCGACGGCCGCGAGGACGGGTGGCGACTGCTGCTCGGCCGCGGGTTCCGCACCCCGATTCCGCCCAGGACCCCGCCGACGCCGGTCACCATCGTCGGCCCTCCGGGGGCGACGTTCCGAATGCTCATCGAACAGAGGTGGTGGTCGTCATGGTGAATCCTCCCGCGTTGTCGCCGGAGCTCGACGCTCTCGCCGGGCGTCTCGATGCCGCGGCGAAGACGGCGGCGGACGGGTCGTGGCAGCGGCCGCGCACTTACGTCCTGGACAAGGACGGCAACTACCGCGGTGAGCTCCACGGCGAGATCTCCGCGTCGGTCGATGATCTGCTCAACGAAGCCGGCGACGCCGTCATCGAGCTACCCATCGAGCACCACCTGGCCCAGTGGTCGCTGAACCTGCCCGTCGAGGAGACGTTCTCGCTCATCGTCGAGGACGAATCGCACCCGCGCCCCTGGGAGCCCCGCTGGTCCGGGATCATCGACCGCATCAACCGCGACGTCGATGACGACGGCACCGCCACTGTGGCGTGGACCTTCATCCACGACTGGACGTGGATCCAGTCCATCGTCTGCTGGCCCAACCCGTTCGCCCCGGCCGCCGCCCAGTGGCCCAAGCATTCCCTGTTGTCGGGCCCATCCGCCTCCACGATCGCCAGCTTCGCCACCGCCAACATCGTCCGGCTGTTCTCCGGAGCGTGGACGCTGCCGGACCCGATCTGGGACCCGGAGGCGTGGGCCGCCCGCTGGAAGGACGTCACCAGGCCATTCGATTGGCCGATCCTCTTCCTCCCCCAGGGCAACATCCTCCTCGACACCACCCAGTGGACCACGCTCATCGCCCGCATGACCCTGCTGTCCGACCTCGTCGCCGACACCCTCGCCGACGCCCAACTCCGACTGAAGGTCTGGCGGTGGATGCCCGGAGACCCCCAGCCCGCACCCGACCACGTCCACCTGACGCTGCCGACCATCCTCGTCGACGTCATCGAGCAAAACGGCCGCACCGATTACACCGGCACCATCATCGACGGCGCCATCAACTACGGCCAGTACCTCACCGAAGATCTCCTCGAGGACGGGTGGAAGCGCATCTTCGACCCATCGCTACCCACCGACGACGCCCGCAACGGCCGCGAAGCCCTGCCCATCTACCGCGAATCCGAACACGCCGGATTCTCCGGCGTCCCCGGAGCCGGCATGGAGATCCAAAAGCCCCGCGCATGGCAGATCACCCACGGCGGCAAATCCCCCGGCTGGGTCAACTCCGGCATCAAACTCGGCGTCAACTCGGCGCTGGGCAACATCGGCCGCCTCATCGGCTTGCCCGGCCTCTCCGGAAGCCTCGATCACCAAATCGAAGACGTCGTCCTGGCCTTCGCCGTCGGCCGGTCCGAACGCCGCCGCCGCGCCACCGGCCGCTTCGCCCCACCGGAGACCTTCATCGCCTCCGGCAACGGCTTCTCGCTGTCGACCCTCCAAGTCCAACGCACCGGGCTCCACGACACCAGGGCACGAATCGGCTACACCGCCGAAGTCGCCGACGGCGCCCCACACCGCATCTACCGCGCCTACGGCGTCGGCGATCGCGTCGGCATCGAAGAATCCGGACGCGTCTGGGTCACCCGTTGCACCGGCATCCGCCGCGAATGGAGCCGCGACACCGACGTCAAGACCTCCATCACCCTCGGCGACCCCCGCCACGCCGAACTCCCCGAAGCCCGCCTGCTTCGGGAAATGGCAAAACTCGGCGCCATCGGCAGAGCCCTCGGCGTCGACGCCTGACGAAAGGACCCCAGACCATGGCCCGATACCTCACGGCCGCCGGCCCCGACCCCGCACCCGGCAAAAGCCACCCGGACGACCAATCCAAAGAAGACGCCATCGCAGCCCTGCGCGCCGGGCTGCGGGACATTCCGGTGTTCGAGCACCCGGAGGGGCCGTCGGTGGCGATGCCGGCGGAGTTGGCCGACGCGGTCGCGCTGCACCTGTGGCATTGGGGTGCTCGCGTGGTGGCCGAGCCGGATCGCCATTGGGTGCCGCCCGAGCACGGAGACGAGCATTCGCTGAACGCGGGGAAGTGGGTGGCGCGATGACCAGCCCAGATCGGTATGTGCCCCGGATCGATGACGGGGGAACCGCGGAGGGACGGCGCATCGAGGAAATCCTCGCTAGGGGCCTCGTCGGATTGGATGGCCCCGTTGTCGGGGCCGTCGTTGATCTGATTTCGGCGGCGGTGTCGGGGGCCTATGCGGGGGATGATCCGCGGCTCGGTGCGATCCGGGACGGCCAGCTGGAGCTGCGCGATCGGCTTGACGTGTATTCCAGCCTGGAGGAGCAGGGCACTGCGTTCATGTCGACGTCGGATCCCGTGATGAACGTCGGGCTCATCCCCTTCACCGAGCGACTGTCGGGGTCGAAGGGCGTCAAATTCGAGGCCGGCGGAATCGTGATGCTCGACCGTGGGCGCTGGGACATCGACGCGATGATCACCGCGGACTGGATCGCGATCACGGGAAACATCCTCGACTTCACGAGAGTGACGTGGGAGATCAGGGTCGTGGCGCCGAACGGGCAGCCGTACCACGTCAAGACGGGGATCTTCCACGGGCAGGGGCCCATGACCGGCCAGCTTTTCACCCGCGTGGTGGTCCCGGAGCCCGGCTACAGGGCTGAGGTCCACGTCAATTCCATCGCCCCGTTTCGAGGGCTGCTCCGCGGCCCGCAATGGTCGCACCTGACGGTTGCGCACATCAACAAAACCACTGGCTCGGGCGCTACTGGAGCGGAACCGAGCGATGCTCCGAAGGGAGAGGGCTAATGACTACGATCCACGGAACGTTCCACGATGTGGTTGGTGACGCCAGCAACGCGACGATCACGCTGCGAAGCGAGGAGACGCGGCCCGCGCAGGCATCCTCGGGGACGATCATCACCACCGAACCCGCCGTGCGGACCATCCCCGGCGGAGTGCTCGACGCTGTCGAAGTGGACCCGGGCCCGATGATCATCACCATCGAGGGCGGTGGGGTCTCCGAACATTGGGCGTTCGACGTCCCCGAAGGCGGTGAGCACAACATTCGGGATCTCCTCGACATGCAGGTGGAGTACGAGCCCGCCGTGATCGGCCAGGCCCAGGCGGCCTCCGCCGAAGCCGCCAAGTCGGCCGCCGCCGCGCAGGACAGTGCAACCAGAGCGGCGTCCGCAGCGACGAAGGTCGAAACGGTCGTCGCTGATGGGGCGGGGGCCGTGCGCACCCAACTGCAGGGCGACATCACGGCGACGGCAGAGGCGCGGACGAAGGCGGAAACCGCGCGCGACGAGGCGGCGAGCTCGGCGCAGTCCGCCACGGACGCCGCCACGGCGGCGGCTGCATCTGCGGCGACCGCCGGCACCGCGCAGCTCGCAGCCGTATCCGCACGCGACGAAGCGAAAAGCGCCGCCGCGACCGCGAAGCGCGTCGGCGAATCTCTTGGCGAAGGCGGAGAAGTTCGGGCGTACATCGAGGGCATCGCCCAGGCAGCCAAGACCGACGCCGAACGCGCGGCTACCTCTGCAACGACGGCGGGTGGCGCCGCCGATCGCGCCGAAACGGCGGCGACGGCAGCCGAACAAACCAAATCGCAGGTCCAGTCGGTGGTCGATGACGGCGCAGCGGCTGTCCGCACGGCGGTCGCCGCCGACGCGGATCGCGCCGAACAGGCGAGCTCGGCCGCGCAGGAAGCCCGTCAGACCGCCCAGGTATCGGCGACGTCGGCGACCGAAAGTGCCAGCAATGCCGCGGAGTCCGCGGCCACCGCCTCCGCGAAGGCATCCCAGGCCACCTCCGCCGCCGCGACGGCCACGGCAAAAGCCGGCGAAGCATCAACGTCCGCGACGTCGGCATCGACCCACGCCGGCGACGCGGGCTCGTCGGCGACCGCCGCGGAGTCGGCGAAGACCGCCGCGGAGGCCGCGCGCGACGCGGCGAAGGAAGCGGCGATCGCCGCCGCCAAGCAAGCTGCCGCCGAAGAAATCGCCCGCATCGTCGGCGACGCGCCGGCAACCCTCGACACGATTCATGAGCTCGCCGCGTGGGCAGCGACGTCCGACGACAAGATGGCCGCGCTGACGAAACAAATCGCCGGGAAGATCTCCGGGCCGTTCTCGATCGTGGTCCAATCGGGCATGCCAGGGTCGGGCACCCCGTCGAACCAGCTGACTTTCGTGGTGGCGCTGCCATGACCGGAATCTCGGCGGGAAACCAAGAAGTCCGGCAGATCTACTTCGGCCATCAGCGGGTGCTGCAGGTCTTTGCCGGCGATCAGCAGATCTGGCCACCCCGCGGTCGGGAAGAAATCCGCGAGATCACGACGGTCGGATCGACCATTGTCCAAGTGCCCTGGTGGGCGGTGTACGCCGACGTCGTCGTCCTCGGCGGCGGTGGCGGCGGATCAGGCGGCGACCTCGTCTCCGCCGCCGAATGCTGGGGCGGTGAGGGCGGCCACTGGGCACACGCCACCCTGGAGGCACTGCCCTCCCAGTTCAGCGCCCGCGTCGGCGAAGGCGGAGCAAGGGGACCATCGAAGAACGGGGGCTTCCCAGGCGGCGACTCCAGGGTCACCGGACCGATGCACTCGGTCATCGGCCGCGGCGGCGCAGGAGGAACCGGGTACGGCCCATCCGTCGGCCGCAGCCCCGGAAACTACCACGCCTTCGACAGAACGTTCCGCGGCGGCGCAGAGGCAGGACGCACCTACAACGGCGTCGCGCCGGGCGGCGGCGGTGGTGCCGCAGAAGGCATCCCGATGTTCCGCACCCCGGCGGGCGACGGCGCCCGCGGCTGGATCTGGATTCGCTTCCGCAGCGACTGACCCTGTGCGCAAAACGCGCAGAAACCGGAATCAACGCACGCCAAACACCTGCCACCGCCCCCACCGGGTGCGGGGCTTCGTCATGAAAGGAGGACCGCCGTGGCCCGTCAATGGCCAATGAAACGCGGAACCTACACCCTCACCAGCCGCTTCGGCCCACGGTGGGGCACCCACCATTCCGGCCTCGATTTCGGGGCCCCCGACGGCACCCCGATTTACGCCTGCGCCGGCGGCAAAGTCATCCACATCGGGCCCGCCAGCGGATACGGCCAGTGGATCGTCCTCGACCACCCCGACAGCGAGGGGGGCGGCTGCACCGAGTACGGCCACATGTGGAACGCCTTCGCCACCGGGCTGAAGGCCGGCGATTGGGTCGACGCCGGCCAGCTCATCGGCTACGTCGGATCCAACGGCCAGTCCACCGGCCCCCACCTCCACCTGACCGTCTGGGAGCACGGCTACGGCGGTCGGCGCATCGACCCCGAGGCGTGGCTGAAGACCGCGCCGCACCCAGGAGAAACCCCGAAGGAGGCACCGAAGATGATCCTCGGCATCGACATCAGCGAGCACCAGGACGGCATGCCGCTGTCCGCCGCGAAGGCGCAGGGCGTGGAGTTCGTCATCATCCGCCTGTGCGACGGCACCTACCGCGACAAGACCTTCACGTCGCACCTGGACGACGCCGAGCAACAGGGCCTGCTCGTGTCCACCTACTGGTACCTGCGCGCGCCCTCGGAGGGCACGACCATCGCGCAGCAGGTCGACGTCATCGACGCCCAGATGGGCGGTCGCCGCGACCTCGGCGTGTGGATCGACGTCGAATCGGTGGCCCGAAACGGCCGGAAGCTGCTCACCGGCGACGACGTGTGGGCGGCCAAGCGCGAGCTGGAGGCCCGCGGCTATTACGTCCCCGGCATCTACTCGGGCGCCTGGTACTGGGAGAAGATGCCCGGCGGCGAGCCGTCGATGGACGGGCTCGGGCACCTGTGGGTGAGCCACTACGGCCGGAATCTGCGCGGCATTCCCCGCGACCTCTACGCCGGTGACGGCGGCGACGGCCACGCCGGCTGGTCCTACCCGCTCGGCGACCGGCTGCCCGACATCCTGCAGTTCGGGTCGCAGGGCGCGGTCGCCGGGAAATTGGTCGACGTCAACGCATACCGCGGCTCGCTGGACGAGCTGCGGGCCATTTTCACCGGGGGCGATGCACCGTCCCCGGCGCCCGAACCTGAGAAGGAGGTTCCCGTGATCAATCTCGAATCCGTCGTGCGCGGTTACGCCGGCGGCGGGCTGGAGGGGCCGCTGTGGACGTTCCTGCTCCACGCCGACCGCAACAGCTTCGACGCGATGCACGCGGCGCTGCGCAACGAGGAGCGCTTGACCCGCATCGAGGAGAAGCTCGACCGGCTCCTCGCCAAGGAGTAGCCGCTCGCGTACGCAACTGAGGACGTCACTTCAGCAAGTGGCGGGCTCACCGACGACAACTGACGACCCGACCGCCCCGCACTTGGGCGGTCTTTTTCATGCCCCAAGGAGGCACCAATGCTCGAATCCATCCGCACCACCGTCCCCGCCAACTCCCGCGCCACGGTCTACGCCGTCGCCGGCGCCTTGGTCGCCGCGCTCGTGTCGTGGGGCGTCCTCGATGACGCCGCGGCCCCCGCCGTCGCCGGCGTCGCCACCGCCATCGTCACGTTGGCCTTCGCGGTCCTGCATTCCACGTCCCCGTGGCGCCAGGCGCTCTACGGCCTCATGGCCGCGGTCACGGTGCTGGCCGTCTACCTCGGCTACGGGTCGCCCGAGCAGTGGGAGTCCATCCTCGCCGTCGTCGCTCCCGTTCTCGGTATCGGCACCGCCGCCGCCACGACCGGCGGGTACGTCGGCGAGCACCGCGCGGAGTAGTCATGTCCGCCGTCCGTCCACTTAGCCAACGCGTGATCGAGGCCGTCGCCCTCGTCGCCGTCTCCGTCTGGTGCGCGCAGACCGCGGCCGCGTACCTGATGCCGTCCGGCGCCGCGGCGGCGCAGCAGCTTTCACTGGCTGGAACCGTCGTTGATCTGGAGGTGTGGGGCGTGGCGTGGGCGGTGGCCGCCGTGCTGGTGGGCATCGGTACGTGGTCGAGGCTTGCGCGCATCGCCGGGTTGGCGCTTTTCGTCGGGCTCAACGTTTTGTGGAGCGCGAGTTTCCTCGAGACGTGGCTGATCGAGGGTTCTCGGGCCTGGGTTTCGGCGAAGAATTACGGACTCTTGGCGGTGCTCGGAATGTGCATCGCCGCCTGGACCGGAGGTAGGGGAGGGGGCACATGTGCTGTCCGATAGCACCGTCATCGCCGGGGCCCTCGCCCTGGTCGGCGTCGTCATCACCGCCGTCGTCGGCGCCCGCTCCCGCGCAGCCGACGACACGACGAAAAGGTTGGAGCTGCTGATCACCGAGCAGGGCGACGCGATCGACTCCCTGAAAGAGGACGTCCAGAATCTGCGCGACGAGGTCGATCGCTTGTCGGCGGTCGCTCAGCGCTGGCGCGCGCTCCTCGACATCGCCCTGGCGAATATTCGCTCGTGGGTGGCGTGGGATGCGGGTGGCCGGCACGGCGATCCGCCCGGTATCCGCCGCGAGCTCCGCGAGCACATTCTCCCCGGCCCGTACCCGCGCGAACCCCCGGACACGTCCTGA